TGTATGGAAGAACATAAGAATGTGCTCGTTGATTGCATTCAGGAGCAATTATATTCCGGTCTGGACGGTACTGAACATCTATTGAATCCTGATTATGATACTGACACCTATTTTAACGAGCCCGGTCCCTGGCAGAACCGTGCGGAACAATATAAACGATGGAAGGAGAGGATAACTCCACCTCTTAGAAGTGAGATACTTTATTTGCCACCGCGTCCGGTTGAGGTACCTAACCTCTTTATTACTGGTACTTTCTATGATAGCATAACTGCCGATAGAATTGATTCCGGGCTTCGATTCTCAACGAAAGGATTTACGGACGGTAGTTCTATTGAGAAGAAATACGGTGAGCAGATTTTAGGCATTGGTGATACAGCTAAAGAGTACTTTAATATTATGTATCTCCGTCCCTGGATGGAACGTTTCTTTTCAGAATGTGGATATCGGTAGAAAATGGCTTGTAGTTGCGAAATAAAAAAGATGCAGAGTGAACTGGAACGTATCAGTGATCTTGCAAAGAAAGCAGCTGTCTTGGATGGTTGCATGTATGTTGTTTATCAGAAAGAAGATGGTACCTATGCTTTTGATAAACTTGGAGTTGAGATAAAAGGAAAGATTATTGAATATAGACATTATCTGTAATTATGGATTTAAAATTGAAAGATTTCGTTGATGAGAGCGATTTGCAGAAATTGGTGGAGCTTGATAATACTATTGAGCGTGTGAGGGCTGATTATGTTAATGCGGCCAAAGAATTAGCAAAAGGTTTGAAACTAAATGTAGAAGGTGTTGCTGATCTTGAAAAGTTGAGTAACCTTTATAATACTCAAGCAAAAACGGCTGGTTCTGCATCTGCTGAATTAACCGAAGCTCTTAGAAAACAGTCTGAAATAACTCAAACTGTCAGTAAGAAGATAGAGGAAAAGCTAAATGTAGAGAAATTATCTGCTGCTGAACTGAAGAAACTAACCAAAGCAAACTCGGATAATGCTGTGTCCTTGGAAAAGGCTGCTAAAGCAGAAGCTAACTTGACAAAAGCGCAGAATGCCGGTAATACTACTCGTAAGAAAGCTGTTCTATCTGAAGAAGAACGTTTAAAACTTATCAGAACTGCTATTATCTTGACTAATCAGGAAGTACATAGCCGTTCACAAGCAAAGGAAATGAATAAGCAGCTGCAAAAGGCTGTTGATGTTTTGAAAGATACGGATGAAAACTATATTCGTACACTTGCCCGTCTTAATTCTACAATCGGAATCAATACCGATTACATAAAGCGAAATTCCGATCGATATAGTCAACAGAAAATGACTATCGGTGCATACCGGGAAGAAGTAAAGGCTGCATGGGTTGAGATACAGAACGGTAATAAATCCATGCAGAATATGGGTGTTATTGCCCGGAATGCCGGTAGGATGCTTAATACAGAGCTTGCTCCTGGGTTAAGTAAAGTTGGTGCTGGTTTAAAAGGGTGGGCAGCTGGATATATTGGTGCACAAGCTGTTGTTAGTGGAGTTGTTGCTTTATTTACAAAACTGCGTGAAGGAGTAGGTGATATTGTTAAATTTGAATTAGCTAATAGTAGGCTTGCTGCAATATTAGGAACCACTTCTGATAAAGTGAAGGAGTTAACTGCGGATGCTCAACGTTTGGGTGCTACAACGAAATACACTGCATCCGAAGCTACGGATTTGCAAATAGAACTTGCTAAACTAGGTTTTACTCGAAAAGAAATATTAGATGCAACAGAGCACGTTCTAAAATTTGCACAAGCTACCGGGGCAGAATTAGCAGATGCGGCTTCATTGGCAGGTGCTTCTCTTCGTATGTTTAATGCTGATACAAGAGAAACTGAAAGATATGTGTCTGCGATGGCTGTCGCAACAACCAAAAGCGCATTGTCGTTTTCATATCTCGCTACTGCATTACCAATTGTTGGACCGGTTGCAAAAGCCTTTAATTTCAGTATTGAAGATACTTTGGCTTTGTTGGGTAAATTATCGGATGCCGGTTTTGATGCTTCAATGGCTGCTACTGCTACTCGTAATGTTTTTCTAAATTTAGCTGATAGTAATGGAAAGCTGGCAAAGGCGTTAGGTAAGCCCGTTAAAACATTGCCTGAGTTAGTTGAAGGATTGAAATCGCTAAAAGAAAAAGGGGTAGACTTGAATACTACTCTTGAATTAACTGATAAGCGTAGTGTTGCCGCTTTTAATGCCTTTCTCACCGCTGTTGATAAAATATTACCACTTAGAGAACAGATTACTGGTGTAGAACGTGAATTGGGCGATATGGCTCACACGATGGGAGATAATGTTCATGGAGCTCTTGCTAACTTATCTTCAGCATGGGAAGCGTTTATGCTTTCTTTCTCCGAGTCAACGGGACCTGCTAAGGAGTTTCTTAATTGGATGGCTGATAAAATAAGAGGTATCGCCAATGATTTGAAATCTCCTGAAGAAAAAATAGAAAAGATAGATTATAATTTTAGAACACTTGCAAAAAAAGATGCGAACAAAAAGTTATTGGAAGTAGAAAAAGATTTTCAGGCAGAATATAAGAGGCTTATTGATGCTGGTGATACAGAGGAACAAGCATACACAAAAGCTGTTATTCAAATGAAAAATAAACGTATTGAAGTAACGGCCCAAGAGAGAGAAGCTTTAAAACGGATGAAAACTCGTGCTCAATATGCAACATCAGAGTTTGAAGATATGTCTTGGATAAAGAATGGTGCTGCTAAAATGTTTGGCTATTACACATCGGAAGCAGAAAAAGCGGATAAGGCTCAGTTGGAATTTTCTAAAAACTTATTCAAAATAGCATCTAGCGATGAATTTAATCGTGGACTTGATGTGATTGCAGAAAAGTTCCGTCCAAAGGGTAACGACAAAAATGGTTCAGGTATAACAGTCCTTACTGATAAAGAAAAACGTGAACAGGAAAAAGCTCTCAAAGAGAAGCTGAAAATTCATGAAACTTATCAGGAATCAGAACTAGCTCTTATGGATGAGGGACTGGAGAAAGAACTTGCTAAAATTGGTGTTGCTTACTCAAAGAAGATTGCTGCCGTCAAGGGTAATAGCAAAGAGGAAATTGCTACTCGTCAGAATTTGGCGAAAGAAATGCAGGATAAATTAGATGAATTCTCTATTAAGTATAATTCTGACCGTGAAAAGAAAGATGTTGAGAACGCTCTTGCTGTTGTAAAAAAGGGGTCCCAGGAAGAACTTGATTTGAAATTGCACCAGTTGGAATTGCAACGTGAAGCAGAAATTGATGCAGCAGAGAAAACAGGTGAAGATGTTTTTCTCATTGACGACAAATATGCAAAAAAGAAACAAGAACTTTACGAAAGACATGCATCCGATCAGGTGCAATTAATAGCAGAGAATGCAGCGCATGAGCAGGAAATCCGGGATGCTGCATATGTTATGGATACGCTTGCTCTTAAAAAACAGTTAGCTTCTAAGGAAATAACCCAGCAAGAGTATGCAGAACTTGAGTATCAGTTAAAATTAGATTATGTACGTAAAACAACCGAAGCTGCAATTGATGCGTTGGAGTTGGAGCTTCGAAACGAAAATTTGAGCGCAGAGGATAGGGCAAAGATTGCAGAGCAGTTACAGAAATTGAAAGCGGACCTTTCCCAGCAAGAAGCAGAAGCGGAAATAGATGCTATCAATAAAGTTACTAAAGCGGATGAGAAAGCACAGAAAGAACGTCAGAGGAATCTGAAAAAATGGCTTCAAACTGCATCTCAAGCAGTGGGTGCTATTGGTGATCTAGTCTCTACTATTTATGATGGTCAGATTCAGAAAATAGAAGAAGAGCAGGAAGCTAATGATGAGAAATATGATAAGGATGTAGAACGAATACAGAATCTAGCTGATTCGGGAGCAATCTCCGAAGAAGAAGCAGAAGCTCGTAAGCGTGCGGCCAAGGAAAGAACTGAAGCTAAGAATGCTGAACTTGAAAAACAAAAACAAGAAATGGCACGTAAACAAGCCATTTGGGAAAAGGCGACTAGTGTCGCTCAAGCTGGAATAGCCACTGCACTGGCAATAACTGAAGCTTTACCGAATATTCCTTTATCTATTGTTATTGGTGCCATGGGAGCAATTCAGGTTGCAACTATTCTTGCAACTCCTATTCCTTCCTATGCAGACGGTACTCAAGGTAATGATAGGCATCCCGGCGGTGCCGCTTTAGTTGGTGATGCCGGTAAACATGAAGTTATCATGTATTCTGGAAAAGCATGGATTACTCCTGATACTCCAACTTTAGTTGATATTCCTAAAGGTGCGCAAGTCTTTCCTGATGTTGATAAGGTAGATATCTCTAATTTTGATATACCGGATTGGGACTTTCCCACATTTTCACCGACATATTTTGCATCTTCTTCCGGTGACACCATTGTTTTCAATGATTATTCCCGATTAGAAAAAAGGGTTGATAGAACAAATTTCCTTTTGATGAAGAGTCTAAAAATGCAACGCCAAGATGCTTCTAACCGTGAATTTGAACTGTATAAGTTATCTAAACTGAAATAGCCATGATTGAAAGATTAAATCAGATAACATTGAGTGATTTCATTGAACTTTCATGCGGAAACTATGCTTGTTTGCTTTCGGACTGCAAATCTATGTCCGAAAGCACGCTTAAAGAAATAGCATCTAAATTAATTATCGAATACAGAAGCATTGTTAATCCTTCAGGTATGCAGGCTATGATTATGGACAAAGAGGATATGGTGAAGGAACGTGCCAAACTATTGAGCCTTCGTATATGTCAGACTCTTGTTTCTCTTGGCTTTTATGATGATGCTCGTCAGGTGTTGGGTCAACTAAATGTAGATATCCGGAATATGAGTGATGAGCAAGTTATATCGAAGCTTGATTATTTACTTCATTCTGCGATTTTTGAGCAAAAACGGAACGAGGAAAGACGCAGTGAGGAACATAAAGGAAGTAAGGCTACTCCTGAACAAATTCGTTCTTCTTTTGATGCCGAGATTGCTTTTCTAATGACATTCTTTAAAATGAGTATTGATTCCCGCGTAATTAATGCTGCTGTCTATGCGAATATCGTTCATCAAGCTGATGTTGAAATATCGATCAGAAAAAGAAGCACATGATAATATTGGTATTACATATATGCTGTAATTCGATTAATTTTTAATTAAAGCGAATTATTTCATACAGTCGTTTGTACATCTCCTTTAGAATCACAAACGACTTTTTTATGAATAGAAAAAACAGCATCCATTGTATAAATAGGCATTTATACAATGTTTTATTGTCAGAATTACGTACATTAGAGACGAAGTGTAATCGGATAACAGCAGAAGTGTCCGAGGTAAAAAAAATGATTGCCTTATTGCCCCCCGATATAGGCACTCTTATTAGTTCAATCGAGCGTTCTGCTAAGGAAATGCACGAACAAAGTATCATGCACCGGAAATATGTGGAAAGGTGCATTAATGGCGAACCGAAGATACACCTAATAAGGAGGGCTGACAATGGACTTTGAAAAGGAATTATCAGAAATATATCCTTGGATATTAAAGGTGGCAAGAAAATTCTGCTGTTCCATGCAAGATGCTGAAGACTTAGCCGGTGATACAGTTTATAAGCTACTTGTGAATCGTGATAAATTTGATTGTTCTAAACCACTTCAACCGTGGTGCCTTATTATAATGAGGAATACTTATATAATAAGATACAATAGAAATTCCCTTATACATTTTACAGGGCTTGATATGGTAGACGGAAGTGCCATTTCTAACTGTACAGCTCATTCAATACTGTTTGATGATTTGGTTTCCACAATACAACGGTGTGCTAAAAAATCCCGTTGTATTGATAGTGTGATGTATTATGCTAGTGGGTATTCTTATGATGAGATAAGTGAAATCCTGAACATTCCTGTCGGAACTGTAAGAAGTCGTATTTCATTTGGAAGAAAAATGATATTTCATGCTCTAGGTTATTAATATTGTGTGATTTTGGTTCTTATAGAAATTTATTTATATATTTGTATTATCACTAAATAAGCATGATATGGCAATATTGTTAGATAGTTTTTCATATAGAGTTAAAAAATTATCAGGTGGAGTATATTTGGATAGATGGGATGGTAATACATTTCCTGAATTTATTTTACCTGAAAGATTGTATTTCATTAAGAATATAATAAACTCATTATTACTACATGATAAAATATATATACGTATTACTTCGTTAGAAGAATTTATTGAAGTATTTGGGATTGAGGCTACGAGTCTGTTAATATCCAAAGATATATTGAAAATATTAGATGGTTGGTCTTCTCCCAAAATTATGGCATTTGAGGATCAGAATTTTTCTTTTTGGAATACTCAAATTCCTTCAGATAGTGCGCGATTAAATATTATTTCTAGATTGTCGAATAGATACCGGATTTCTCAATATAGTTATTTATATCATGTATTGTATCATGAATTATTAGAGGAGGACGCATCAGGCTATTTAGATAGTATAGCACTAGATAATACTTTAGAAGATATAAATATTCCTGTGTTAAAAGCACATTTAAATCTTAAAACTGAAGATTTGTTTAATATTTGTGATGATGATGCTTTTACTATAATGAGGCTATTTATTCTTGAACGCACATTGGTTTGGTCACGTGAGTTTAGAATGAATGAAATAGGAATGGAAGGGAATGCTAAATATTGGTTAACGTTGAAAAGTGGTCGTGAATTAGATCAGTCATTGATGGGAAATATTGATCAGGTTTTAAAAAGTAAAGCTCTTCCAGATCTTTCTATTTTATATTATAAAGGGGCAATAACACTTCAAGATATATTAGAGGTCAGGGAGAATGTTCATGGAGTGAAATTCAGAGAATGGATCGCTGGGAATGATTATGATTGGAGAGAACTTCAAAATATATTAATAGCTAAGAAAGGGGAACAATTAATAACCAAATGGTTAAGATTTGGGGCTGTTACTGGACTTGGCTTATGGAATCCTTATGTGGGAATTGCAGCTGGCATTATTGATCAAGTTGTTGGGGCATTAACTAAATGGACACCTGAATTATATTTTGATGGTGTATTATCTAACAAATTTGGAAGTAAACGTTTGAGAAGTTTAAACACTTTGGATGATCATGATATAAAATAGCTATAAATAAAACGCTTTTTTCTAAAATAATATTTTATTCACTGATAGCCAGTGAATTATGTGGCGTTTTGGCAAAGTATGATTTTCAAGAATTTAGCCAACTGGGAAACCGGTTGGCTTTTTCTATATATTTGCTCGTGAACATTCAAAAAGAGTTAAAATGCTTTGTAAATATGTGCTTACCGTTGATCGTATTATCTATGAAATTCCCAAATCTTGTATTCAGAATTGGGATGAAATAAAGTTTTCCCGTAAACGCTCCAGACTTGAAGGAATAACTAGAACCTTTACTTCAAAATTCCAGTTTGTGGGAGAAGCCTATGATCTCATATTGGAGGAGTATTTGAGCAAATACCTGGCTTCTAATGCTAGTATCACCGTTTATACTATAACTAATTCTCATACTTATGAAGAATTCTTTAGTTGTCGATTGGATTTCGGTTCATTAACTTATGATGGAAATACTGTTTCTATTAATTCGATAGATGATAGTGTCGCTAATATCATAAAGGCTAACAAAGGAACGCAGTACGAATATTCGGTAGATGAGATAAAAGATGTATATCAGCTTTATTATGATTCTGTAAGTATGAATTATAGTCAACCGCATACATTAGGTGGTAATACTGTAGAAAATGATGCTTCTTTGCAATATATTGTAATTGACAAAGGAATATATGTAGAAGCTATAACATATTCGCTTCCCTTATATATTTCTGGTGGTGAACTTCCGTCACGGGATTCACCTCTTGAGTTTTATGATGCACCACAGGAATCGAAAGATGATCCAAATGTATTTGTTAAAGCCTTGTCCGACATTGATATAGTATTGAATTTTAGTTTTGAATACTATATCAGTTATAGTGATGCGTATACAACTAAAGCTGAAATTGTTCTAGGTGGGCGTTACGAAGATGGTCGTTTAGTCGAGTTGAAAAGATGGGGGTATAATAAGGGGGATGTTACCCCAAGTAATCTGAATGAATCCATCAAGATTCATCTGACTAAAGGGCAGGCTTTATTTTTTGATTTGAAGGTAACATTTAACAGAGTTAATGCTTCTACTGGCAATATTTATTTTCGTAATTTCAAATTTGAGACACGCTTTACTTCTCGAGCTAACCCTATCTATGTGGATGCAATAAGACCTATTGATGTGTTAAACCGATTGCTTAAAAGCATGAATGGTGGAAATGAAGGTATCTATGGTGAAATAGCTTCAGGTGTTGATGAAAGGTTAGATAATTGCGTGATATTAGCTGCTGAAAGTATTCGTGGAATCCCTCAAGCTAAGCTATATACTTCTTATACGAAGTTTAAAAACTGGATGGAAACAGTTTTTGGCTTTGTGCCTGTGATCAATGGTGTCACTGTTTTTTTTAAACACCGGGACAAATTGTTTAGTGATAACAATGTAAAGGATTTAAATAGCAGCTTTTCTAGTTTTGAGTATAAGGTTGATTCATCAAGAATATATTCTTTGGTTAGGGTAGGATATGATAAACAGGACTATGAAAGTATGAATGGTCGTGACGAATTCCGATTTACTACTGAATATACTACTGGCATTGATATAACTGATAATGTATTAGAGTTGATTAGCCCTTACCGTGCTGATGTTTATGGAATTGAATTCTTATCGCAAAAGAGAGGCCAAGATACAACGGATAGTGAAAGTGACAATGATGTGTTTTTTGTTTGTGCCAGTACTACATTACATGATAATGGCGGAGTACAAACATATAAAGAGTATAGGCTTATAAGGAGCGGTTGGGAAATAAGTGGTGTACTTGATCCTGAAACGATGTTTAATACCATGTATTGGCAAGGAGGCATATTGCAAGCAAATGCCGGCTATATTGGTATGTTCACTAAAAAACTATCTTATTCTTCTTCTGACGGTAATAGTGATGTTGTTGTCAATGGTATAGGAATGAAAGATGATTTTAACGTTGAAAGTGGTATTATAACTTGTGGAGATGTTTCATTCACAACTTATAATGAAGATATTCCACCAACAGATGATGAAACGATTAAAATCTTAAAAGATGATCTAGTTTACGAGGGCTACATCAAAGAGGTGAGTAGTACAGTTGAGAGAAACGAGGGAGTGAAGTATGATTTATTTGTCCGTTCAATAACAAAAGCCTAGAAATATGATTATAAGCCCGTTTACCCCACTGTTTTTTTCTCCGTCTACCGATAAATTTGGAGCGAAGAGTAAATATGTGCAATTATTCGCACGTACAGACAGGATTTTTGTTGAATTGATTTTGACAGCCAAAGAGCAGGAGCCTATAGTTTACATTAATAATCTTTTAAGTAATATATCTACACCTGTATCATTAAGCTCATGGAAGATGAATGATGATAAGATTCTTTATTTCTATAACATTTCATTGCTTCCATGTGGATACTATACTGTAACAGTTAATGGGAATACGAGTGAGATTTTTAAAGTTACGGACGATGAATGTGAGTTATCAGAAACCAGCCTTATTCAGTATTCAATGAAAGATAATAAGCAGCATCTTGATGCTGTCTGGTGGATAGATGGGATGCAATACTTTTTTGATTTTCGCGTTCCTGGTGGTTTCAAAGATAACGGATGGACGTTCGGTGTGGATAATGAGCAGTTCGTGACCTCTGATGAGGATATTGTTGAGCTATTCAGCCACGAATATACAACAGTATTATTCACGCTTGGAAATGGGATGGGATGCCCTGTGTGGTTTGCTGAATTATTGAATCGTGTCTTATGCTGTAATTACGTCTACTTTGATGGTGTTCGATATACCAGAAAGGAAAGTAATGTTCCGGAACTTAACCAGCAAATAGAGGGATTGAAGAGTTTTGTGTTCAATCAAATGTTACAGAAGGTAAGAACGATGAATCCAGTTTTGGAATGGAATAACCAGCTTGCTATGAGGTGTGTACAAAGCGGTGCTTATAGGATAGCAGATGATGAAGGAATGCGTAGTATCAAGTATGGTTCAGAAAGTGGGGTTGCAGAGGTCGGAGCATATATCAATATGACTAAGGCTATTCCTAATACTGGAGTTTCTATTAATAGTGATACTATGGTTACTGTCAACAGTATTCATCACCCAGGTGTTGATAAAAATTCATATTGGGATTTGATTGCAATCAAGACGACTGACATAGATAACAAGTATATTGGTAGAAGAGGTTACGGTAAACTTACAGTTAATGGACTGGATAGACTAAAGAACGATTTGGACAACGGTTCGATAAATTTGCGTGCTGTACTATATAAAGGAGATTCGTATACTAACCTCATTGAAGGGAGTGTAATCAGTAGGGATGGTGTATGTGTCTTGAAAGGTATTAACGGTGGAGATATTGGTGCTCTGAAGGAGTTCCAACTTTATCTTGATAATGTCTATGATTGCGACATAGATAATCTTGGTATGACCATTGAGCTTGTATGGGTATATGAAAATGATTAAAAAAGAGAATTATGACAGAAACAGAAAAACAACAGATTATTAGCCTTGTGTTACAAGCGTTGAAGACAAACAGTCTTACAATAGAGCAACTGACTGATACAACAGAGCTATCCAAAGATATGTACGTTGAAGTTAGTGGCGGTCGGAAAATATCTATTGATTTACTTTCAAGTACCATTGCTAAAATGGTGAATGGGGATTTTGATGCATTAGTGGAGAATGTCAATAAGATTGCAAAAGATTTATCGGATGGAGACGCCGAGTTATTGAAACGTATAACAGGAGTGTCTGATAAATCCAATCCTTTGACTGACCCATTTAAAAGTATTGGCTCTTTTACTACTATTGGTAGCTTTAAAGATAAATTAAAAACAATGTATTCCGGGGATTCTTCTATTGGGAATTATCGGTGTATTTTGTCTGTTGATTCGTCTAAGATTCCTGTAAATATACAAATTGAACGGTTGGAGCTTAATAAGGTTTGTCAATCATTCACTTCGTGTATACAACTGGCTACCATGTCAGACAATGCCGAAGGTGTATATTTAGGTACAGTTTGTACAATCTCACGAATAGGTATTGTTTCCAATGAGAGTGTTACATGGGGCAAATGGACCTCTGTAATAAATGACTTTGAGGAAAGGATAGGAAAAGCGAACGGTATCGCTCCTTTGAACGAAGAAAGTAAAGTTCCTTCTGAATGTCTGCCTGAACCGTTGTCTCTTGGGGAAAGTGAAGATGAAGCCTTCCCCGGCGACCGTGGAAAGGCTTTAGAGGATGCAATGACAAATATCCCTTCCGACATAATCAAACCTGATTCATTCTCCGTCCTGTCTGACGCTTCCTATCTCAATGTATCTTTCAAAAAAGTGTCCAAAACAACCGGTAAAGAAACGGATGACAGCTTCCGTTTGCCTTCTGCTACCCTTGAACAAGCCGGCCTTTTGTCCGCCGAGGATAAGCAAGCCCTTGAGGATATGAAGAGCGGCACGCCCGCTGACGATGTAACACACCCCATCGTCATTGTTGATGAGATCCGCCCATTGAAAGACGGCTACTATACCCTTGAAACCGCTATTGCCGCCATTGTCTCCTATCAACAGGAATCTGGCGTCAAATATGAGCGAACGGGTCTCATCATTACTTACAAAACAGGCGAGTATGAAATGGAAACCCGGCAGTTCCAGGGTGCTGTGTCCGATTTTGCGACCCCTTCTCTTTGGAAACCCTTCGGGAATGGTGGTGGCAGTTCCGTTTTTGAAACTTCCGATGAACCGGCGGAAGGGGGAAAGGACGCCTTTTCAACTGGTGGCGCCTATGCCTATGTTCCGGCCAACCTCGACGTAAACGTGGAAACAGAAGGCATTGTAAAACTTCAGATGAAGAACGCTGCCGGTGAAACCCTTGGCGATGAAGTGCAGTTCGCTATCGGCACGGGTGGCGGCGGTCAAACTGGTGGTACCATTGTTGCCATTGCTTTCCAGTCGACACCTGTCTATGGCTCTTACGGCTCCACGCTACGAACCTTTGCCGCCATTCGTTCCGTGACCTCGAACGGTGTCGAATCCTCTGACAACCTGATTGAGAAACTGGAACTCGTAGACCGTGAAAGCGGGCTTACCGTCTGGACTGAAACCGTCAACAAAGCATCTTCCGGTGACATGAAGGACTTCTCCTTTGAACTGGACTTCACCACATACTTTACGGCTGCCGGTACTCGGAAATTCAAGCTGATAGCCACTGACGAAAGCGGCAACACCGGTTCCAAGAATGTCAATGTAACAGCTGTTGATATTACCTGTACCTGTGTGCAGGTGCTCAACTATACCCCTGAAACTCTGCTTACTCCGACAACTGAAAGTTTCAGCCTTCCACTCTATAAGTTCGGAAACAACACCTCTGATAAAGGTATCAGTGCCCAGGTTGACATCAAGATTAATGGTGAATGGCAATCCCTGTCTACCACCGTTGTAAATGACAACTACTCGCACTCCGTTGTAATCCGCCCTGCTTCCCTCGGCCTAGAACACGGTACCTATCCCTTGCGCATCCAAGGAACGGATGTCGCATCCGGAGTGAAAGGAAATGTCATCTACACGGCTGTCATGGTAATTGACCCGAATAGTTCCACACCTCTTGTCGCCTTGAGATACGATGATAAAAACGGTGGAGTAGTCCGACTGTACGAAACCGTAGAACTTGATGTTGCCTGTTATGACCCGTTGGAAATGACTTCACCCGTCAGCGTGAAAGCCAATAACGTGCAGGTAACACAAATTGCTGCCAGTCGTAACAAAACCTATCAGGTCAAACAACAACTGCAGGGCTACAAGGCTGACGGCACCGATACGGTCAACTATACTGCCGTATGCAAGGACGTGACTAGCGAACCTGTCCGGGTGACAGTTAGCGGTTCCGCCATTGACGCCGCCATAAAAGAAGGCGCCATCTATAACTTTGACTTCTCATCCCGTACCAATCAGGAAACTGACCATAGCATTGTCAGCGGTAATTATGAAATGAAAGTGGACGGTGCCAACTGGACTACCAACGGTTTTGGCACATTCTTGGGTGAGAACTGCCTTCGCGTAGCCGAGAATGTGGGCGTGTCATTAAACCATGCCCCGTTTGCCGGCTCGTCCATCGAATCCAACGGTGCCGCCATCCAGTTCGCTTTCGCTTCCAAGAACGTGACCGATGATGATGCCCTGCTCCTTAGCTGCTATGATGAAACGTCCGGTGCCGGCTTCTATGTCACCGGCCGGGTGGTCGGCATCTTCTGTAACAATGGTGTCGCCCGTCGTGAAGAACGCGCCTACCGGCAGGGTGAAAAGATAACCGTAGCCGTAGTTGTTGGACCTGCAAGCAACTACGTCGAACGTGACGGCACACGATATTCCATGATGAAACTCTTCCTCAACGGTGAGGAAGTCGCCTGTCTTGGTTATGTTCCGGGCGGCGGCTCCCTGATTCAAACCAAGTATATAACGATGGACGGCAAACTGGGTGATTTGTATCTTTATTACATGATGGCCTGGAACTCCTATATGGAATGGGCACAGGCGTTCAAGAACTACCTTGTCCGTCTGACCGATACAGAGGTAATGGTGAAGGAATACGCCTTTGAGGACATCCTTAAAAGCCAGACAGCCGAGGGTAGTACCCAAAGCCGCCCGTCGGCTGCCGAAATCTATTCACGCGGTATGCCTTACATTGTCGAATGCCCCTATGAAGGCTCCGATATAGAAGCACTGGACGGCACCACTTCCACCAGTACGAAGATATACATCACGCTCTATTACTTTGACCCCGAACGCCCGTGGCGTAACTTCAAGGCCGTGAGTGTCCAAACCCGCAACCAGGGAACCACCTCTGCCAAACGCCCGGTAAAGAATAAACGCTACTACCTCGCCAAGAGCAAAGGCAAAAACAAGGATACCCGAATCATCCTGCTTAATCCGGACGATACAACGGAAGAAGGGCGCCGGGCAATCGCTCTTGCCGCCATCAACAAAGTGCAGGTCGGTGATAATACAATCCCGGTCGATGTCATCACCGTAAAAGTCGATTACTCCGATTCCGGCAATGCGAACGATTGCGGCGCCTGTGAAATGATGAACGTTACTTATCGTGCCTTGGCAGGTAACTACATGACGCCCGTTCAACGTGCATTTGACGGAACATTTGACAGCGGAGACTTACACATCGAAGGCTTACAGATGAACCACTCCACTGCCAATCACCCTGTAGCCACCTACCGGTGTAAAGATGACAGTCTGCAAAATGTCTATTTCCATGCCAAAGGTAACTGGAAGGAAGATAAGGGGGAACAATTCGCCCTCGGTTTCAAGGATACCCCCGGTTATAATAAAGGCTGTCTGAATTATGGTGATTTCATCGAGTTCTTCGGTACGTCCGGCGAAACCCTTGATGCCATCGAAACGCGCTTCAAACAGACTGACGGACTCGATACGGATAGCGTGTACCTGCTTTCCCTGTATTGTGGTAGTTCATACCGGATAATGAGGTATCAGGACGGTTCCTGGAAAAAGCAATCCGGTTCCATGAAGTACGAAAACGGCAAATGGAATGTCACCGGTGATGTCCTTAACCCCGTCGAAGGCTTCGAACTTCTGAACTATCAGGGAATGGACTGGTTCCAAGGCGTTGGCTCCGTTCAGGATATGATGGCCATGAAAACGGATAAATCATCATGGGTTCAGAAACTAGTGGACGGTGGGACAATCTCTGCCGATACCTTCCCTGCATGGACCTACTATTTTGAATCACTTATTGATGACGATCAGCTCGCTATTGACTATGCTCTTGGTAAGAAAGTGCCGTATAGCCTCTACCGGTGGTTACGCTTCTGTGATTCCTGTGATTATTCCAAAGGTGGGAACTGGCAAAAAACATGGAAGGAAAACATGTATAAATACGCCTGTCCGGAAAGTGTCTTGAGTTATGATATTTTCACCGACTACCTTGCCGCCACGGATCAGCGTGCCAAGAATATGCAGCCGATGTGGTTCTTGGAAGAGTATGCTTCCGTAACGGACGGTGTGTACAGCTCCGAGGATGCCATGCGCATGTACCTGAATAAAATCTATGACTGCGATACGCTCAACAGCAAGGATAACGACGGTGGTTGCACGGTTGACGCCGAGGTGGATCCCAACCGGACGAGCGATGAAACATTCACTAACCCTTATGCTGGCTACGGCTCCGTTCTGTTTAATAACATCTATCTCCAACAAACAGTGTGGATTGACTCATCCGGTACGGAACTCTCCCTACGTACTGTTGCCGCCGCCATGCGTAACGTTCAGGCGACCATTGATGGCGTCACCCTGCACCCGTTCTCACCCGAAGGAGCTACGCATTTCTTCATTGACAAACGGCTCAAGAAATGGCAGAAACTGGTTAGTTCTTACGATGGTGAACGGAAATACATCTCCTATACCGCCACCTCTGACGCTATCTATTTCTACGCCCTCCAAGGTCTTGGACTTACCGCCCTTCCGTCCTTCATCGAAAGACGCTGGCGTATCCGGGACGGTTATTTCCAAACCGGTGATTTCTTCAGCGGTGTAATTTCCGGGCGCGTATCTTCCAAATCAAACGCCACCATCCGGATTGTCGCTGCTAAAAACGGTTACTTCGGTGTCGGCAATGACGCTAGCGGCAACCTTTCCGAAAGCTGCTTCCTTGAAGCGGGCGAAGAATATGTATTCACCAACTTCTCACATGAGGAAGGCGCCTTGCTATATATCTATCAGGCTGACCGCATGAAGCTGCTCGACCTGTCTGAAATCTCCCTGTCAAGTACGGTGAGCTTCTCCGCCATGCAACTTGTGGAAACCCTTATCTTGGGCTCTGACACCCATACAGAACAATCCATCGGTTCTTACGCACCGCTTACCTCGCTGAACTGCGGCGAAATGCCCTTCCTCGTATCACTCGATATCCGGAACACACAAATCGCTACGCTCGTTACCGACAAATGCCCACGTATCGCCCATATCAATGCGTCCGGTAGCAAACTGGAGAACATCACTCTTGCAGAGACTTCTCCGATTAATGACATCTCTCTTCCACCAACAATGACAAGCCTCCGTTTTGTCGGTCTTCCTGAACTGACCTATACCGGTCTTTCCGCCCCGTCCGGCCTGCAAATAGAATCCATGCCGAACGTCCAACGCCTGCGTCTTGAAACGTCGCCTCAACTTGACGCCATTCAGATGCTCCGTGACGTCCTCGCTTCACAAGCGGCATCCCGTAAACTTTCCATGCTCCGTATCTCGAACATGACCCTGAAGGCTGACGGCTCCGAGCTTCTTGCCATTCTCGAATATGGAGTTGCCGGAATGGATGAGGACGGCAACAGACAGGATAAACCGGTAGTCAACGGCACGTATGAACTGACAGTTATCCGTGAAACGGATGAAATCGAATCCCTTGAATCCGGTATTGACGGCCTTGTCATCCTTACCGTCATAGATGCCTACATCGACCTGATCAACTGGTTCAATAATGAGTCTTATGGCGGAGAACCGTACTACGATAACGTAACGTTGGACAACATCAATGAAGTCCTTGAATATTATAACGGCGAAACCTACGAGGAATATCTCGAACGGTTTGCTGAAGACAATATGGATATTAATGATTTAATTAACAAGTAACTATGACGAATGAACAAAGCGCAACGCTGCTTCGCTTGAATAAACAGGCACAAGTGGCAGCACTGAACGCCGTGGGCTTCTCGGATGTCACCGAGAATTCCCGCGCATCTGAATTTGGACAACGTATCAAGTGGGCCGCTGGCTTGCTTGATTTGAATCTTGCCTGTAACCGCATCTCGGATAACTCCAAATGGTATTTCACCCGTGAGGAATGGGATTCCCTCACGGTTACCAACAAACAGTTGTTTATCAAACGCGGTCTTCGTATCCGTGCCCACGGACACTCCTTCGTAATTTCCGCTCAGGAGTGCTATAATGCCGACATGACTACCACCTTCTACTGGGGCGGTCAGGGCAAAGCCATAGACGGCCTGAATCAAAAAGGACTGGGCGCCATGTATGGCTGCTTCACGGGTGCGGAAGATACCGACCTTATTATCGCAACTCTGAAAGACCAAAATAATAGTGGTGTGATCGGTGCGCCAGCTGCCGAAGCCGCCCGCGCCTACCGTGCCTACACTTTGGAAAGTGATGGTATCGAGGATGAATCCAACTGGTTCCTTCCGTCATCCGGTCAAATGCTTCTGATGTACCGCTACCGTGATAAAATCAATGAGATGATGCGTACCTTTTGGAGCAGTGATTCCATGCTGATGACCGATAAGTATTATTGGTCAAGTACGATTTGGGATAATAATTCCGCCTGGACTTTCGAACTGAATACCGGACGTATTACGAACCAAAACAAAAATTCAAATCTTCTCCATGTGAGAGCTGTTGCTTCTGAATAGTATTAACCTAAAATTATATAATAAAATGGATAAAAATATCGCTAACGCAATGCTTATGCGCCTGAATAAACAAGACCAAGTTGCGGCTTTGCAATCAATCGGTTTTACAACCGTCAATGAAAATACCCCGGCGAGTGACATCGCCAAGTATATGCAATGGGCAGGTACACTTCTTGACCTTTCTTTGGCTACGCTTCGAATCGAAGACGGTGAACAAGTCTTTTTCACGGCTTCCGAATGGAACTCCATGAGCGCGAATAACCGCTCCAAGTATATCCGTATCGGCATCCGGCTACGTGCCGAGTGTCACCAGTTCATTATCGCCAAAAGCGACTGTGTCGCCGCCGATGGTACGAAAACCTTCAAATGGGGCGGCTACGGCACAGACCTGCGCGGCCTGAAAAACTACGGCAGTGGTAACCAAGGACTCTATGATACGTTCGACGGCAAAGAAAATACCGATGTTATAATAGAAACCCTTGCAGGCGTCAAGGACACCCAGGGAACTGTCGGTGCCCCTGCCGCCGAAGTTGCCAGAGCCTATAAAGCCTGTACGCTTGAATCTGACGGAATTGAAGATACAACCGTGTGGAACCTGCCCGCATTGGGTGAACTTATGCTTATGGCCAAGTATAAAACCGAAATCAATGAGCTCATAACTTCTATGTTTGGC